CAATCACAGCTAACAGTGTAGTTTTAACTGGTGTAGCCGCAGATAATTCAATCACCTTAGCCAAAATGGCTGGTGGTACAGATGGTAATATTATTTCATATGACACTTCAGGAAATCCAGTTGCAGTTGCAACAGGAAGTTCAGGACAAGTTTTAACAAGTGCAGGAGCTGGTGCAGTTCCTTCTTTTCAATCTGCTGGAAGTTCAGCCGGTACACCAGCAGCAGGAGATTTATCTGCAGGTACTAGAAATGTTGCTTTAAGTGCGACAGCTTTAGATGCAGCTAACTCAGATTCTGAGGATAATGTAGCGATAGGTTACGATGCTTTAACAACACTTACAGGTAATGGTGATAACAATGTTGCTGTTGGTAATTATGCAGGAAAAGCAATTACAACAGGTCAGAGTAATGTGATTTTAGGTTATCGAGCTTTATGTACTTCTACAATAGGTGGTAATAATATAGCGATTGGTCCTGATGCTGGATGTTCACTTACAACAGGTAATTGTAATGTAATGATTGGTCGTCGGGCAGGTTGTGGAATTACGTTAGCTGGTCATAATATAGCAATTGGTGACAGCACTATGCAAGCCGCTGTACTAAATGGTTCAAATCAAAATATAGGTATTGGTAATTCCTCACTGAAATCTCTTAGTGATGCTTATGCTAATGTAGCAATAAGTGAAAACGCATTGTGTAGTTTAACTACAGGTCAGGCTAATATAGCAATAGGTGATTATGCAGGACAGGGAATTACAACAAGTGGTTATAATATAGCAATTGGTGTTTATGCAATGAAAGGTGTTGCAACAGCAGCTAATTCTTATAACGTAGCAATAGGTGGTTGTGCTGGTTGTTCACTTACAACAGGTAAATGTAATGTAGTAATAGGTAAAACTGCTGGTAAATCACTTACAACAGGTGGTGAAAATGTATTAGTTGGTAGAGAAGCAGGACAGGGAATTACAACAGGTGGTTATTCTGTAGCGATTGGTCCTGATGCAATGGCGGGAGCTACAACTACAGGTAATTTTAATGTAGGGATGGGATATAGCGCTCTTAGATTAGTAACATCTGGTCAATGTAATACAGCTATAGGTAGAAATACTGGAGATAGTATTACAACAGGTAACAATAATCATGCACAGGGTCATGATGCTCTAACAACAGTTACAACAGGTAGTTGTAATGTAGGAATGGGTCATTGTGCAGGTGCAGCTATTTCAACAAGTGTTAATAATATAGCAATTGGTTCTTGTAGTATGAGTACTTATGCTAAAACAAGTTCAGAGGGTAATAATATAGCTATAGGTAAATATTCTGTAAATACTTTAACATCAGGTGATAACAACATAGGAATGGGTCATCAGGTTCTTTACAATACGTCAACAGGTTCTAAAAACGTAGGAATGGGTACACAGGCAGGTTGTGGAATTACAACAGGTAGTTTTAATGTAGCTTTTGGTAGTAATACACTGGCAGGTGTTTCAACTGCTTCTGATAATGTAGCGATAGGTCGGAATGCAGGTGGAGCAATGACTAGTGGTCCTAATAATATAGCAATAGGTCAGTCTGCAGGTTTTGGAATTACAAATGGTGCATATAACGTAGCGATAGGTCGGAACTCAATGATAGGTTCTGGTAATGGTAATTTTAATACAGCAGTAGGTGATGAAGCAAATAGAAATAATACAAATGGTGCAGGTAATGTAACAATGGGTAGGAAAGCTGGTTGCGGAATTACAACAGGTAGTTACAATAATGTTATAGGATATGAAGCTTTAGATGGAGTTACAACAGGTAATCTCAATATAGCTATTGGTAATGTAGCTGGATGTGGAATTACAACAGGTAGTCATAATATAGCAATTGGTTGTGGAACAATGAATGGTGCTGCAACAGCCGGTAATGGTTATAACGTAGCAATTGGTGGTTTTGCAGGGTGTGGAATAACAACAGGAGAAATAAATACTTTAATAGGTAAAGAAGCAGGTAAATGTATAACATCAGGTTGTTATAATGTAGCAATGGGTTGCCAAGCTGGGTGTGGAATAACAACAGCTAATCATACTGTAGCAATAGGTTCAGAAGCATTATTAAAACAAACAACTGGTAATAATGTATCAGTAGGTGGATTTTCACTTGCAAATGTTACAACAGGTACACAAAATACAGCTGTAGGTTTTGGTGCTTTACAGTCTCTAAATGCTGCTGTTAATTACAATGTAGCAATGGGTTATCAAGCTGGAAATCAAGTTACAACAGGTACTTCTAATGTATTAATAGGCAGGGAAACAGCTTCAACTTTAAGAACAGGTAGTAATAATATAGTAATAGGTCATCAAGCAGATACTTCTGCAGCAGGTGTTAGTAATCAAATAACATTAGGTAACAGCAGTATATCAGCTATTAGAGCACAAGTTCAATCTATTTCATCTCTTTCTGATAAGAGAGATAAAGCTAATATAAAAGATTTACAAGTAGGTTTAGATTTTATCAATGATTTAAAACCAGTTACTTTTGATTGGGCTGCAAGAGATGGTACTAAAAAAGGTAGAAAAGAAGTTGGATTTATTGCACAAGATTTAGATGAAGTGCAACAAAAATACAACATTGAAGAAAATTTACAGATTGTTCTTAAAAGCAATCCTGATAAATTGGAAGCTACACAAGGAAAATTAATTCCTATTCTAGTTCAAGCAATCAAAGATTTGAAAAAAGAAGTAGACGAATTAAAGAACAAGTAGTCTTTACATTTCCAAGAAAATCCTATAAAAATTATTATATTATATTATAATAAAATGAAAGAGGAGAAATCATGTTAAATACATACGTTGTTGAAGGTGGTGTAGGAAAATGTACAGCATTTACTGCTTTAATACCTAAGTTAAAAAAAAAATCAGAAGTTCAAATATATACACCTTACATTGGTTGTTTTGCAAATAACCCAGATGTTAAGTTGGTACTTGAACAAACATTACCATTAGGAGATAAAAGAATAATGGCATCAGATAATATTTTTTATTCTGAACCTTATAAATCTAATTTCCAATTTGGTAAACAACACATTATTGAAAGCTACTGTGAACATCATAAAGTTAAATTTGATGTAAAAATGGTTCCTAAATTATATACAGAACATTTACAAGAACAGGTTAAAGAATGGTTAACTAAAAAAGAAATTGGTAAATATATACTAATTCAATTTTCAGGAGGTCAACCTCAATTTGGGTTTAATGCTAATAATCAGTATACAAATATTAATCCTAATAGAAACTATCAACCGTTTTTAGCTCAACAGGTTATTAATTATTTAAAGGAAGAGTATAAAGATACAACTATTATTGATTGTACTTTACCTAACGAACCTGGTTATCTTAATACAATTAAATGTGATTTACATTGGACACAGATACATGAACTATTAAAAGGTTCTAATGGATTTGTTAGTATAGACAGTTGTTTACAACACTTTTCACCTTCAGCAAAAAAACAAGGTGTAGTTATATGGGGATCCACTAGATGGACACAATTTGGGTATTCTCATAATAAAAACCTTCAATTTCATATGAAAAATGAATGGGAAGAAGATAAATTTATTGATAGTGATCCCAGAAACAACATGGTAGAACCCAATTTAATTATTGATAATTTTAAAAAACTTGATAAAATAAACCCCGTTGCATGTGCAACTAACTAATAGGAGAATAAAATGGCAGAAGTAAATAAAACAGCAGCAGAACTAGCATCAGATTTTGTGGCTATGGGACATAGTGAACAATTAATTACAAACGTAATTGCAGGCGATGAAATGGCAGACGAATCAGTTGCAGATAAAAAAGATGCTGTTAAAAGAAATGTAAATCACTTAGAACAAAAAAAAATAGAAAAAACAAGACTTGACGATACTGTTTCTGTTTGGACTGATGAAGATTTTACAGCTATCGATGCAGCAATAACAGCTGGAAATTCTTATATAGCATAATATAACAATAAGGAAAATATGAAATTTACTTTTGAAGGTAAAGAATTTGATGATGAAACATTATCAAATGAGTGCAAAACAAATGTAGCAAGAATACAAAATATTCTTGCAAAGAAAAATCAATTAACTTTAGAGTATAATGATTTACAAGTATTGGAAACTCATTATATTTCAGTGTTAAAACAAGAACTTTCTAAAGAAGAAAAAAAAGAGAAGAAAAAAGAAAAGAAAAAATCTAAAGCTTAGTAATGCTTTTTGGATTCTCATCATTTGCGGAACAACCGTTTTCTACAGTTGGTGATGATAATAATGTAATTATCCAAGTAATAGGTAATCAATTAGCTATTAGTATTGGTAATGTAAATATTTCAGCTGACTCTATTGTTGAGGATCCAGATCCAAATAGACTTGTTTTAGGAACAGGTTCTATTACAATTACTGCGGATGCTAATATTAGTGTTACCGGTAATGCCACTGCATTAAACATAGGTTCTGTTGTAGTAGAAGCTGGAGCTACAGCAAATGTAACTAAGAACTCATTGACCTTAAGCACTGGAAGTGTTACAGTAACTGGAACAGCATTAGTAAGCCCAACAGGATCACAACTAGTAGCAAACACAGGAGAAGTTGGGGTTATTACTTGGGAGCGTATTATACCAGGAGCAGACATGACATGGACACCAATTAAACCTTATTAAATATGGCATCATCTTATTCAAACGATTTAAAATTAGAACTAATCACAACTGGTGAAAAAGCCGGTTTGTGGGGATCTATTACAAATACTAATTTACAAATTTTACAACAAGCAGCTTCAGGATACATAGTTATAGATATGGCTGGAGCAGATGTTACTCTAGCTTTAACAGATGGCGCAGTATCAAATGGTAAAAATTTATATTTTAAATTAACAGGAACTTTAGCCGCTAACAGAACTTTAGCAATGCCTAGTGGTTCTGAAAGAATTTTTGTAATTGAAGATGCAACAAATAGAAATACAACTAAGACTTTAAGTGTAAAAACAGCAAATGGAACAGCTTTAGCTATTCCTGTAGGTGCGGTTATGTTAGTTAAATCTGACGGTACAAATACTACTAAAGCAATAACTCAAAAAGGTTATTTTACTATTACTTCTTCATCTATTACTGCTTACACCGCAGTTGCGAGTGATCAACTTTTAGTAGATACTACTCAGACAACAGTTACTATCTCTCTTCCCGCTGCTCCAGCAACTGGAGATGAAGTTAGTATTATTGATGCGAGAGGAACTTTTGGTTCTAATAATGTTACTGTAAATAGAAATGGTAAACCTATTAACTCAGGTACTAATAACTTAGCATTAGCTATCAACGGTCAATCTATTACATTAGTTTTTGTAGACTCTACAAGAGGTTGGGCATATAAAACTAACACAGCATAGGGAGCGCGGATATGGCTCTTCAAGAAATTAAATTTGCCCCTGGAATAGATAAACAAGACACTAGTGTTGGCGCAGTAGGTAGATGGATAGATTCTGATAATGTAAGATTTAGATATGGTCTTCCTGAAAAAATTGGAGGCTGGCAGTCTTTACTTAATCAAAGTATTATAGGTGTTTCAAGAAAGCTACATTCTTTTGTAGATTTAGAAGGTAATAGATATACTTCTATCGGTACTGATAAATTTTTACTTTTATATTTTGAAGGACAACTTTTTGACATAACTCCTTTTCGTAGTGACAATGCTGGAGCATTGATTACATTTACATCTTCTACTTTAGCAACGAATAGTACATCCGTTAAAACATGTACTGTTACAACTACTTCGGCACATAAATTAACTGTAGGGGATATGATTATTTTAGATTCAGTAACTTTACCTAGTGGTACAGGATTAGCAAATTCTCAATTTGAAGATAAATTATTTCAAGTTTTAACAGTTCCTACTCCAACAACTTTTACAATTGACTCTGCTGTTCAAGCATCTTCTGTTATATCTACAGGTGGTTCTATGACTGTAAAACCTTATCAAAAAATAGGTCCTGCAGAACAAACATACGGCTATGGATTTGGTGTAGGGGAATATGGTGGATCAGTTTCTGGTGCACTAACCAATAAATTATCTAGTGGTATTAATAATGCTGTTGCAATTATTCCAGTAACTTCCAATGCTTCTTTTCCAACAGTTGGAACAGTTTTGATTGGTAATGAACTTATTGCTTATACTGGAAAAGGAACTAATACTTTAACTGGAGCAACAAGAGCATCTTTTGGTACCACGGCTGCGTCTCATAGTTCCGGAGCAGTTGTTACTAATGCTACAGATTATACAGGATGGGGAAATGCTGTTGAAGCATCTACAATAACATTAGAACCTGCTCTTTGGTCTCTAAGTAATTTTGGTCAAGTTTTAGTTGGGACTATTTCTAATGGTAAAACTTTTACATGGAATGCTGGAGTGGCAAATAGGTTTACAACCAGATCTTCTACTACTACATTAAATTTTGAAACAGCTATTGGCACAGGAGTTGGAAACCCAACTGCTACCAGAGAAACTTTAATATCTCCAACAACTCGTCACTTAATTCATTTTGGAACAGAAAGTACTATTGGAGATCCTACGACTCAAGATGATATGTTTATTAGATTTTCCAACCAAGAAAAAATTAATGAGTATGATATTTTAGCAACCAATAGTGCAGGTTCTCAAAGACTTCAAGATGGTACTAAAATAATGGGAGCATTAGTTGCAAAGGAAAATATTTTAGTTTGGACGGATAACTCTTTATATACTATGAAATTTGTCGGAGCTCCTTTTACATTTGGCTTTGAACAAGTAGGTACTAACTGTGGATTGATAGGTAAAAATGCAGCTATAGAAATAGATGGTGTTGCTTACTGGATGTCTAATAATGGTTTCTTTGCGTTTGATGGTACAGTAAATTCATTACCTTGTTCGGTTGAGGATTATGTATTTGATGATTGTGATACTACAAAAGGTCAACAAATTAATGCAGGCATTAATAATTTGTTTACTGAAGTAACTTGGTGGTATCCATCCGCTGGTTCTGATTTTAATAATAGATCTGTTTCTCTTAACTACGGACAAAGTAATGGTCAAGTTCCAATGGGTAATTGGTACACAAGTGTTAATACTAATTCAATTAGAACAGCTTGGATTGATTCTTTAATTTATCCAAAACCCTATGCAACAGCTTTTAAAAGTAATGAGACTGGAACTTTTCCTGCAGTTATTGGTGAATCGGGATTAGGTCAAACTTTATTTTTTGAACATGAGGTAGGCACAGATCAAATTAATCCAGATGGAACTACAACTATTTTAACTTCTTTTATTCAATCTTTTGATTTTTCTTTACAAAATAATCAAAGTGAAGTGTTCTTAGCATTGAGAAGATTTATACCTAACTTTAAAGTATTATCTGGAAATGCAGATGTAACTCTTTCAGTAACAGATTACCCTGCAACAAAAAATGTAGCTACGTCCTTAAGTCCTTTTATAATTAATTCTAGTACTACTAAAATTGACACAAGAGCTAGAGGAAGATATGCTGCAATTAAAATAGAAAATAAAGGAGCAGGAGAATCTTGGAGATTTGGTACTTTTCAAGCAGACTTACAACCTGATGGTAGAAGATAATGACAAAAATTGTAGTAAGATTACCTGAGCCTAGAAAAGAATACAGTGAAGATAATCAAAGACAAATTAACAGAGCACTGTCTACTGTAGTAGAACAATTAAACTCTACATTTTTAAGACAATTAAAAGAAGACCAAGAAAGATACACTTGGTTTGGATTAGGATAAAATGGCAAATATTTATAAAAATACAAAAGTAGATTTAACAAGTACAAATAATACTATTTTATATACTGTACCCTCAAACTCTAGATCTATTCTAAAATCTTTATTAGTTTCAGAGGATGCTGGAAGTGGCACTACTATAAATGTAACTTTATTGGATGCTTTAGGTGCGGTGTTTAGT